CTGTCAAGGCAGCTGAAGAAACAACAGCGTAGTTACCAGCGCCACGACGTGTGCGTTGGGCGATCAAGTTAGCAACACGGTTGATCAAAACAGCCAATGCGGCGTGTTCGTCACCAACGAATGTAGCTGTACCTGAAACGGTAGCTTGGTTGTATGTGAACTCTGTAGCAGCCAATGTACGTAGAGATAATAGAATCTCTTGGTCAATTTCAGCTGTAATTTCTTGAGCCAAAGCAGCCATAATTTCTGCTTCAACGTCAATGCCGTGCATTGCTTGTGCATCTTGCGCGGCTTCAAATGTCCAACGTGCTTGCAACTTACGTGTCTTTGCTTCAACAGCTTGTTTCAAGATTTGAACAGAAATTTGCTTACCACCGTTGCCTTCAAGAGTTGAAGTAGCGGCGCCAGTATAGTTACTAGCTGTAGTAGCATCGTTCTTGACTGTGGAGTAAGCTGTAGCAATCTTGAATGGGCTCAAAGCTTCATCACCAGCTGTTACTGAAGTAGCGGCTGCTGAGTTGTCTGTTAAGTTGTTTGCATAACGTACACGTAGAGTGTGAATTTGACCAACTGGGCCAGTCATTGGTTGAACACCAACTAGCTCGTTAGCAATAACTGTTGGCATAACACGACGGATAACCGGTAGAATCACGCGGTTAAGAGTAGCAATGTTACCTGCCATTGTAGTACCTGCAGAAGATTCTTTCAAGTATCTACGAGTGTTTTCTAAGATAACACTCATGCTGTTGCGGCGGTTACCGCTTAGACCTTCAAGAAGGGCTTCTTTGGTATCGTCCCAACGACCTTCTAATAATTCTTGTGACATTTAAGTCTCCTTTATTTCTTTTAAGTTTACAGACCAGCCAAACGTTTTAGATCAATCACATTACTGCGATCATCACTGTGACGTGGCATAGACTTATCACCAGTTACTTCAGTAACGCTCTCAGCAATCACCTGTTTGGCTTTTGCTGGTTTGTCTGCTAATACTGCTGGTAAGTATTTTTCAAAAGCGCCTTTGAGCCTTGCGGTCTGTACGCTTTCCAGTAAATTCTTCATGACATCTTGCTTCTCTTTGTTAAGAGGTGCAAGCAACATTTCCATTGTAGCTGTGCGCTCGTTGGATTCGTTGATCATGCGGATTTCACGTTCCTTATTCTCAATTAGCCTCTTGGCAGATTCAACTGAGTTTTTAGATTCTTTTAGTTGATGGTTCTTCATATCAACTAACTTATGAAGTTTGCGAACTTCAGCGTTTTCGTTGAGATGCGTTACACTAAATTCTGCGGCGTAGGCTTCAAAAATTCTACGTCCAAAATTGTTTTCTCTAGCAACTTTGATATCTTCGTGTAATTGGCTTAATTCAGCTTTTAGATGTTTGGTAACTACTTTGGTCATCTTTTCAGCACTTTCTTTTATAAAACGTGCTTTGAGTTGTTCCAACTTGCTACGAGCTTCGCGCACCAAACGTACTTTAGTTTCCACTACTTCACGTTTATCTTGAGCAAACTCATTGATTTCTCTAGCAAGAGCATGCACGATGAATTTTTCTAGTTTTTCTAGTCCTTCATTGTGTTGCTTACGGTCTTTACGCAGTTCGTTAATTTCTTCAGCTAATTTTGAAACCATAAAGTGGTTAAACTTTGTGGCATCTTCTTTAATTTTAGACTGGAACTTAACGCGATCTTCAGTAAGTTGTGCTTTTTCTGCGGCAACTTGTTGTAGTTCACTGGTAAGGCCTTCTGTTACCATACGATCTAAGGCTTCAACCATTACTGACTTGTCATGCTCGTAGCGTTGCGCAAATTCTTCACGAATTTCTGTTCGCAAAGATTCACGTGCTTCGGCCAACTTTGCTTCCCATGCTTCATTGATAGCACCACGAGTTTCCTCATTGATGATACCACTGTCTAGCAAAGGTTTAATTGCGTCTAGCATTGTGTTCTCCTTAGACTTTGAGATCTTTGATCAGCTTGTTAATTTCGCCTTTCAAATATCTCTGTATTTTGTTGTCCTGACCAGCATCTTGTGCAATTTCCAACATTCTATGACCGTATCTCATGTTCATGAGACCTTCGTAGATTGCCTTAGGATATGCATTTGGGGCACTGGGCTGAGCAACAACATCGACAGTGACTATTTCAAATTCACTGACATGTCCTGTTCGGTCGTCGACATTACCTGATCCACGACTCGAAACTCCTAGCTTCACACCAGATTCTAACATTGTTTTAACTAGTAGACCCATTGGAGTTGGCAAAATTTTAAGTTTGCCAAATCCGCTGTCACCTTCCATCCACATTTTTTCAATCATGTGGCTGACACGATCTAAATTAATTTTTAGATCATCAGGGTGGTCAACTTCACCAAGAACACTGTGTCCTTCGATGATTTGTTGGTTAATTGTTTCGACTGCCTTGGCAATCTCTCTGGTAGGGTAAACACGCTCGTTGGCGTTACGAACATCACCTTGTATACAGATGCCTTTCATGTATAACGTTTTACCATTTCCAGTACCGTCATCTTCGTGTAGAAGTTCGATACCAGATTGGGTAAACGTTAGATGTTCTTTTAAATAGCGAGCGGCCATTTTGTATTATCGTGTCACTGACTTGGTGTTGACACCAGTGGCTTGTGCCAAGTGTGGCTTGGGTGCTGGACTTGGACGTTGTGTGCCTTGTGCAGGTGTATTTCCAACCTTGCCGATCAAATCTTTGGTTGTGTTTTTGTAGGCAGCGGTGTCATGATGACCACCTTCGTTGGCACCAGCGTGAACTGGCTTAACTGAGTTACCAATTGGGCCTTTTGCGCCAGCATTAGCGGCTACAGCAGACTTTCGATTGATGTTGCCTTCTTCAGATTTAACTGGTGCTGGTGCTGCCTTCAAGTTGATGTTTTCGTTCATGCCCATGAATTCTTCTGACTCTGTGTCATCAACTTCAAGTGCATCACCACCGTCAACTGGCTCTTCGCCACCATCCATTGGACCGTCAACTAAGTCTTGGAACTCAGCCATCAAAGCATCAAGTTCGTCTTCAAGATTAGCAACACGACCTTCTAAGTCGTCAGCTTCGGGTTCGTCACCATCAATTGGTTCTTCGTCGGCAAATTCGTCATCGTCTTCAGCCATGCCCATTCCGCCCATTTCGTCGGACTCAACATCCATCATTAGGCCTTTAGCAGCGTCGCCGCCCATTTCGTCGTCCATCATGCCTTCTTCAAGGTCTTCTTCGGCTTCGTCGAGTTCTTCGTCGGCAGCTTCTTCAAGATCTTCGTCTTCCTCTTCCATTAAACTTTCGTAAATGGTTCGGCTTTTTTCAACCACGATTTGGTGGAAGAGTTCACGGGCTTTTTGCTCGTCGTCATTAATGACGTATTCAATAAGTTGTTCAAACTTGTCTTTGCTCATGGTACATGGCTCCTGGGTAAAGTAATATGCAGATATTTAAGCCGTAGACTAAAAGACGGCTATTTAAGGCGTGTTTTTTAAGAAAAAGCGTGTAGTTTTTGAATTTTTACATTGCCGCTTGTGGTGGCGGCGAGTATTGTGCTTTTATTTTTTTAATTTTTTCTTTTTGCTCGTATTGACGCACATCATTCATCTGTCGTAATTTATTCAATTGTGACAATGTTAACCGAGTTTTTCGCAGATCTTTGGAACTCAGCTGAGTATTATCTTGCTCAAGATCCTGGAAACCCTGTGGCACTTTTTCATAAATTTCATTGAGTATCATAGTGTTATTTATACTGCTGGGGGCGCTGGCGGTGGTGTACCGGCCGGAGCTGCCGGTGCTCCGGGCATTCCGCCAAGACCCATGTCGCCTTCGGCTCCGGCTAAATCTGCACCAGTGGTGATGTCAGATTCAATGCCACCGGGGGTAATGCCAACACTGCGTAGATCTTGACCTGTGGCAGCTATGTCTGGAGCCATGTCTCTTTCTTCGGACCAGAGATCTTCGTTTTCTACAATTTCTTCTTCGGTTAATCCCAAGTAACGCTTCATTAGGAAACGTTTGCTTAGATACGGCAATTGCTCTAAACTACTAAATGCAGTGATACGTGTGTTATCTAATTCACTTTGACGATAGCTGGCAAAGTTTTGTGGCGGGTTGAACGACAATCCAAACAAGCCACTGTCAATGTTAAATCCTCGCCACTGTAGAAACATCTTGAATTCGTCGTCTAATTTTTGTACAATTAAATTCTGTAAACGTTCGCAGTACTGGTTGAAACGATATTCTTGAATCAATGCAGTGCCCACTCTGCCGTCGTTCATGGCTCGGTCACTGTCATCTGGACCTGTGGGCAAATAGCTACTGGGCACACGCAATCCACGTGCCATTTTGTTGTTAAAGTATTTTAAATCGTCAATTTCGCCTAGGTTAGAGCCGCCTGCAAGTGTGTCTACACTGCTTCCGCGACCTTCTGCTGTCTGTGGAAAGAAGTAATCTTCGCCAACGCTGAGTGGGTTATAGCTAGAGTCCATCAAGTTCTGACCACCGCCACTCACAGTGGGGATTCTACGCTGGTGCATTTCGTTTTTGACACGTTCAACAAAGGCCATGGCCATGTGACTTGGCATGTTACCAACGTCAATCTTAAACACTCTACGCTCTGGTGCACGTTGTACACGATAAATTAAAATACTGTCTTCCAGCAGTTCTTTTTGCTTGAACACTTTGAAAATCATTTCCAGCACACTTTGCCCAAATGGCCAGAACAAGTCCAAGCCTTCGTTTAAACTCAGATGCACCACATGTTTGGCGTCCAAACAGGTTTCGTTTACTGTTCGATTAAATCGACTGTTGGAACTTTGTGCGTTTGGAGAAGTGTAACTCATGTTACCTGCTCCGCCACCGCCACTACTGCTAGGCGGGTTGACCATGTAGTCTGTTGTGGTTTTTTGTGCTATTGTCAGGCTTTCAAAGTTGGGATTGATGTCTCGAATAATGTACTGTTCAGGGCGTTTGCCTTCACTTTCGTTGACAATAACACGCACAACCTTGCTCATGTCGACCCAGTATAATTCAAAAGTTTCTGGATCTCTAACAAATACCTGATCGCCATATTTGATGGTATTGCGGAACAATTTAAAGATTCGCTGATCAAATTTATTCAGCTTGACCCATTGTTTTAACTGCTTCTCAAGTATTTTAACTTCATGATCTGTGGGTTTATCGTTAAATTGCAAGTCAAATGGTGTGTTGTTTTGTTCGTTGTTTTGTGTGGAAAACTCAGCAATAATATCCAAACATGCATTGACTTCACTGTCACAATCCATGTTTTCATACTGGTTGTAGCGTTCAATTCTGTTGGGGTGTCCGGTGTAAACTTCAGGCAAGCGGCTGGCGTAATTTCTAAAAGAAAAATTAGACTGCGCATCCACACCGTTGTTTTTTGTGTATCCCGGCAGGCCATAATTGTTAGCGCCATTAATAGGACTGGCTGTCCCATCAGTGTTTGCTACTTTAAAATATTTTTTCCAGCTCATTAGAAGTCCTTGTGTTGAATATTTACCATTAACTCTGTGCTACTTGCACTAAACGATTGGTGTTGTCGTTGCCTCTACGAGCTTCTGATATTAATTCATTGATACCAAAGGATAGTTGTGCAGACATTTCTTTAAGGTCAGTTGTGGCATTGTTGTTTGGTGATAGTTGTCTAACAATATCTTGTAATTTGTCTGCAATTGATGTCGCTAGTTCTTCATTTGCTAGTTTAGTTGATTCTTTAAAATCAGTTTCTTTTGATACCAGACTGTCAATGTCGGGTACGGCCAACGACACTACTTTGGCATAGTTGTCAAACATGTTCTGAGAAACCACCGACGCTTGTGCTTTTATTTTCTCAATATCTGGACGATCACTTTCTTGCGCAGTTGTTAATTTTGTTGTGACAGAACTTAGTAGCACTTCATTGGTGCTGGACATGGATCGAATTACATCATTGATATCAATGACTGGCTGCGGAGATTTTTCTTGTTTCTGAGTATCACCCAACATTGATGTCACGTCTTTGAAATATTGACCAACATCAGGTTGTTTTTGTTTCTGAACATCCCCCAGCATTGTTGTCATGTCTTTGAGATATTGGTCAACGCCGGATATCTTTATATCTTCGTTTTTTGGTTTTGCATTTAGTAAGTCATTTGACTTGCCCAAGGTATACACAATCTGATCAAACACTTTCTTAAAGTCTCGACCAAATGTCACTGGGATCATTCCACCTTTTAGTGGTATTGCGGCTTCGTTGAGTCCAGCTTCGCCCATGCGCACAATTGATCCACCTGGTGCTGCCTTGACGACTCCACCATCAGCCATGGCTGGTACTTCTTCATTTGCTGTGTTCACCATGGGTAGTGATCCCGAAGCACTGGCAGTTTTTACACCTTCTTTTGCGGCTTTGGCAGTTAGTTGGCGTTCTGCTGTGGCCATTTTACTATCAGCCCAGGCCTTGAGTTGGCCCACAGTTTTAACTGTCTTAAAGACTGGCGCATTGGATGCAATCTGGTCAGCACTTACCACACGCTCAACTGGAGTGTTGTCTGGTGCTCCCAACACGCCAGACGCTCCGGCACCACCTAAAAAGTGTGCTAGATACAAGTTTCTTGCATTGCCTTCATGGCCTTTTTTGGACAGTGTGGTGCGATTCATGTCAGTGAGCTTGGTCATTGCTTCACGTTGTAAGCCGGTATCTTTTTTGTAATCTTCAAATGTTTTACCATGCAGTGCTTCGCCAGGTTTGGCTTTGCCAGCAACTGTTTCAAATGTGCCTTTGGTAAACTGCCCTATCCCGTATGCTGAGGATGTTGGTCGGCCAGTTTTATCTTTGATACCTGTGGGAATATTCTTACCCTGGCTTTCTGCTTGAATAATAAGATTTTCAACAGTTTTAGTGTATTTCTTTTCGGCTGGTATTGATTCTTCGCCAGTTTGTCCCAGCTTTTTACGGGACTCGGTCAACGCATCAGTTTTTTCTTTTAGACTCTTTTCAGCCGCTAATAACTCTCTCCCCACAATAACCAGTCTATCGTCGCCGGGGCCGCTGGCCTGTCCTTGTTGTCGGCGTCGGAGTTCTTCAGTTGCTTTGGCTGTGGCAGCTTCATTTCTGGCCTTCATTTCAGCTATTCTAGCAGCTCTGGTTTCGTCTGCGCCACGACCTTTTTCATCTTCAAGACGTTTTCTTTCTGCCGCGGCAGCTTCTACCGCAGCCTCGGCTTTTTTTCTTGCCTCGGTGGCTTCACGAGTTTTAATAACTCGAGGATCAATCGCACCTGGTGCGGCCTGGGGGGTATCACGCTTTTTAATTTCTAAACGAGCTTGTTCGAGTTTTAAATCTTCAATTTTCTTTTGTGCGGCTGCGGCATCTTTTTCTATCAATGGAATAGTATTTTGTACTTTTCGCATGCGTAAACGTTCGTTTTTGGCTTCGAGTGCGGCTTGACTGGCCACCCGGGCTTGTTTGATTTCTTCTTCCTCGGCGGTAACCTTTTGTTTTTGCAAGTCTGCTAGTTTTGCTTTGCCAGCGTTAATGGCTTCGGCAGATGCTTTGCTACGCTCAAGATTTTCAACTTCTTTGTTGGCGTTTTTAATTGTATCGTTTAAGTCAGCAACTTTTGTGGCCGCAGTGTCTGCTTTGCCTCGTTCAACTCGAGCTTTTTCTGTGGCTGCCACAGCAGTGGGTGCTCCAGTTTCAGCGGGTTTGGGAGTCTTTTTACCTATC